CATTGTTCTTCATAGTATTATTGACAAAATCAAAACAGACCAACTTAAAATGCAAAAATCTCTGTACCTATTTCGTTGACCTTTTATTTCAAAGTTATCGTTCTTTAATTTAATGATTTGACTGTGCTGCTCTTGAATTGTGGCACTATCTAAAGTCGCCAAAACTATATATTTCTCCTGTTTTTGGCGGCATTTGTGAAGTTCTAACAGACGCAAATTAATTTCTTTTATCGTGCTGTCGGAGAATTGAGAGAATGCTCTCTGTGGACTTAGGAGAAGTAATGCTATCAGCAAAGACTTTGTAAATACTGTCGTGCTTTTTGTCACAGTAGGATTCGAGGTAGGGCGTGTTAACACTAACACTAATAGAGTGACCAGCCACAACGTCAGTTGAGCTATCAAAGAAAGGTTCTGCTGCTGCATTTACAATAAGTTCAAAATCTGATTCAGTCACGTTTCTTCTAAGAAGTGTGACAATGTCTAAAATAATACCTGCACTATCACTAAGCACCTCGATAGTGTTAGAGCTACTTTCAAAGGCTCTATCCATTACCATAAGTTCAAAGTTGTAAGTCACTAATCTTGTTTCGGTGTTAAATTGAAAACCGTTAGGAACTAACCAAACGAGAGGGTAGTATTTAACCTCTTCAACTGCGAAATCAAAGTCAGCCCCGACTGCGAACTTTCCCACCATTTTGTGAGATTCTGCCTGAGTCTGAATTTTTTGGATAATCTGATTTAACGTCATAAAGTTTAATTAGTTTCTGTTCGTTTTTGAGCCGCCATTTATTCTTCTGGGAAGTCATAGTTTAAAAAGCAATCATCATTGTTACCTGGTAAGTACATACCGCCAAACAAAGCAGTATTTTTTGGTTTGATGACATCGAAGCCACTACCAGGATTTAAATACTTAGGATAAATTTGTGGGTACTCCTTCAAGAAGTTACGCAATCTCTCAGCGTAGTATTCTGCTTTATCTCTGTATCTCTGCTCGATTAGAGTTAACTCTTGCGGAGTAATAGGTTGAGCAAATTCTGCTTGACGTGAGCTAACAGACTTATTTAAGAATTTAAAAGTCATCGGAAGCATTGACTCTACCAATGTATAATACTTTAAACAAGGTGCAATATAAGAATCTAAAAGAGTCGTGTTGTCAGCAGTTACGTTACCGTTAAAGGTCTGCAATTGCAGTTCGTCATATATACCGCTACCAATGATGTCACGAATATACACTTCTTGTGCCTCTTTTATAGCACTTTTAAGTAATTTATCATCAAGATTTTCATTGATGGGTGTGTTGTCCTTTAAAAAGGTAACTGAAATGAAATATACAAAGTTAGCCATTGATTTTTCTTCTTAATAGTTGTGATTTCCAAATGTGCCTACAATAAGGCACGTGAATAGCAGGTGAAGAGCCTTTAACTGTCATCCAACCGCCTCTTCTTTCCCAAGCGTTGTACCCTACTCTTGAAGAAATTGTGTCGATATCCTCACGAGTGTACACACGATTTAAAGCGATTAAACTTCTGCAAAAATCTCGTGAAGTAGGTATGATTTCAGAGCCGCTTATTCCAGGTCCTTTTTCGTAGGTATAACGAACTAAAAGTTCTGTGCCTAAACCTGAGTCTGTTAAGGTCTTTGTTCCTTGCTCAGTAACGTTTAAAATGTTGTCTGCTGAAGTGATTAAGCCGTCATTGATTAGTTTGGTTACTGCCTCCGCTACTTTGTCAGCATCTTGCTTAATGTTGTTAGCAAGGTCTTGAAGTGTTAACTCTGTGTTTCCGTTCAAAAACTGCAGAATAATTAACTCAAGAGCAGAGGCAAAATCAAAAGGGACTTTTTCAAACTTAGAAGCTAATTCACCGAATTGCTCAAATACTGCAAGGTCTTTGTCGTCATCCCAACCAAAAGGATTGTGTGAACATGAGGGGTGACTTGGGGGGTTACTTGAGGGGTAAGATGACATTGCAACGGTGTCGCTCATGCCTAACTCTCTTCTTGCTTCAGCTTGTGATATTATTCCTTTCTCAAATAGTTGGATGTAATCTAAACCGATAGGAGGTTTATTTTTAGTTTTTAGGGTTACAGGCGTAATAAACTTAAAAATAGAAGTTAACGCTCTATCCATGTGGTTCTGACGTGGCTCAATGTAAGCCGTTTGAAAAGCCTCGTAAGATTCGATTAGTTCTGAACGCCCTCCGAGTTGCCCTTCTGTCTTAATTCCAAACAACATCGGAGAAGTGACTCTGTGAGCCATCAAAATCTCTTGCTGAACCGTTTGGTTTAAAAGGTCAAATTGCTTGTCGAAGTCAGATGGTGCTAAGTTGTTAACTACCGACGGAGTTTCGTTTGGATCGTTAAACTGAATGATAATAGAACCTGCATTATCTGTGCCGCTAAAGTTCTCTTTAAATCTCTTAATAGTCTGACGCATCTCTTCAGGTGTAGGAACTCCTTTGAAGAGCTGTAAGAGAGTTTGAGCGGAGAAACCACTCTTGATACTATTAAGATGAAAATTTGCAATCTCCGTGTCTATTTCGATGTATTTTAAAGCTGATTGATACGGTGCAGTTGGATATTCCCCTTGACCTGCTTTGTACATCTTAAAATAATACAACTGCTTGTTCTCACGGGTAATGGGATTCCAGCAATAATAATAAATAGGATCTAACTTTCTATCGCTCCAATCTTCAGCATACCAATAGTGACCGTCCAAAGAAATACGAACATTTTGAAAGGGTAGGTGATAAATCTCAGCTATGGAGGTTTTCGCTTTATTCCAAATAATCTCCAAAGCGAATCCGTCAAAGAGTTCAAGGTCAGCAGCAATCTTTGCTTTAACGTCATCAAATGACTCATAAGCGTTAATAGAAGCAAGTTTATCATTTGCGATGGTTAGTTGCTCTGTGTTGTTTGCTATTACCTCAGTTTTGTCACCTGCGATATATTGAGCCTTTTGAGATACCAACGCCCCGTGTTTAGGAGAAGAGTTATAAAGGTCAATAAGCATTTGTGGGTACTTATTATCAGTACCGTAAGTGATATAGTTCTTTGCCTTATTTTCTTTGAAAACAGGTATCTTGCTTTCAGCAAAGTTTATTCTTGCAAATTCTGTCATCTTCCTTGTGCGTTATATGGTTTACTTGATTTGTGTTTATTCTTGTGTTTGGTGTGCCGTCTAAGTTTTTTAGTTGGCTTTGCTTTAAATAAGTTAATCTGCTGCTTTGCCATCTTTGGAAAATAAAAGTAGTAAACCTCCGCCAATAAATGCCGTAAACTCAGTTAATGTTGCTTTTTCAAACCAAACAAGTAAAAAGCCTACGCCCATAACTCCTATTCCTAAAGCAGTAGATTTCCAATTTTTAAATATACGATCAATCATTTGCGTAGTTTTTTAATGTAGTAAATAGCACCAAGTAAGCCTGTAACTATTGCGATAATTCCACCGATTGCCGATATAATGGGATTCCAAGTAGTAGCAATAGAACTAAAAGCACCTACAAAGGATGTTGTAGTTAAAGCGTTAGCGGTTGTATCAGTTAGTTTCATCGAATGGGTTAGGTGTTGGTTTAGGAATGTATTCGCCTTGTGGGCATTCAAATAGCCACATATATTCTGAATCTTTAAAAGTTTCTTTGTCTTGCTCGTTGCCGAAAAAGAACCAAACATCGTTGATGTCTTGAACGCAGTTGATAAAGCAGTAAGGGTTGATAAAAACGCCTTGTACGTGCGTTGCTTGTTCGGTTGTTAAAATGTATCCTATCATACGTTACGAGATAAAGTTGTTTGAAATGCTTGTACTGCGGTGTAAAAATTAGATGCTTCGGTATCATTTAATCCGTCACCGATTGAGGCAAATGCACATTCTTTGGTACTTGGAGCATTAATAGTATTATTGAAATTTCTTGCTCCAACATAAATTGGAATAGTTGTTAGACCTAACGAATTTTGCACAAATACTGTTTTATTGTTTCGTATAAATACATTTAATGATGTTGAAGATTGCCTTGAAGCAATAAATAAACCTAATGTATTAATATTAGAAACAACATTTGTGGCAATTATACTTTGACAAGCAAAACCACTTTGACTTCCTTGAGCCTCTGTAAAAATAACGCTATAACCCACCCCAATCTGTATAACGCCTATATCAGCATAATCAATATTACCTACTTTTTGTGTTCGTGAATAAAAAGATAAATGCCCACTATTTAAAGTTGAATTTATGCTTTCAATAAATTGAGTATTAAAATAAGCACTTGTACCGTTTGGCGTTACCCCCGTACTCGCAAAAGTCCATCCGCTTGTAAATGTACCTGTAAACGAACTGCTCTTTAAATTCTGCGCACACGCTGCCGCACTTGCTCCAACCATTGGGTATATGGCTTTCATTTTACTCCAAATGCCATCAAGTTTCATTTGTTTTACAAGCGTGTCAATTGCAGTTTTTTCCGTTGCTGATAGTGTGCCACCTGCTGCCGTTACTCTATCAAAAAATGCTTGTGCATCAGAGTCAGTATTAAAGACTTCTTCACTACCTATAATACCTAACTGCGTAGGCAATTGCCCAGCGTATAATTTATCGCCAAACAATTTGTCGTTAAACCCTCTAAATATTCCGAAGTCGGGCATTAGTAGTCTCCTTTAATTGCAAAAATATTAACTCCTGCGGCTTGTGCAACGGTTGTGCCTACTAATACTTTTTGACCGCTTTTTAGTTGTAGGTCAGAATATGCAGTTACTTGTCGCTCTGAGGTTACTAAGGTAGTAGCCGTAATTGGGTTAAGCGCTAATTCATCGTACAATTTAGGATTTGCTCCTGCGGTGTCAGTTATAAATATAAGCACCAAACAAGCCGTATTATCTCCTGCAACCTTTGCGCCTATTTGCGTGATTTTTGTTCCGTCAGTTCCTGCGGTTAGCAACTCTACAAGATTAGTAGTAGTCGCTCCCGTTCTATCGGTGGTTGCAGTCGTTACCGTTACTATTTTAGTTTCGGGTACAAGTGCGAAAATTGGTGATGTATTTGCAGCCATTAGTAGTTATAAAATAAATATAGATTTCCCCCTGTTGATGGAGGTATTGGTAGATTTGTTAAATTGCTTCCGTCAACCGATGGAAGTTTAGCAGATGCGTCTAATTGAACAAGTTTATTTGCAGCGTTAAATGTATTGCCTTGCGTTGTAACCGCAGAAGATAGCCTTGCATCAGCTAATGTGCCACTTGATATATTTGATGCGTTTGTAGTGTCTACGTTGGCGACATTGCTTAAGCCTACTTGTGTTTTGGTAACCGAGTGAGGGTTGTTTGTGTCAGCAACGTGCGTTGTTAAAGTCGTAAGGTTTGCAGTTATCTGAGCCTGTAATTTACCAAATGCAACTAAAACTGAATCAGTAGCAGAAATAACCGCATTTGTAACTAATGATAAACCTGTTAAAACTACTGCTCTAACTCTTGCAGCCGTAAAATACTCGTTTGTGCCTTCGTTTATATCTGTTGTCGTTAAAACAACTGCACCTGTTTTTGTGTTAACGCTCTGAACATTACCTTGCGATGCTATTGTAATAGTTTGAGCGTTGTCGTCAAAAGTGATTGAAGTATTTGAACCTGCAATTAATGAGGCTTTTACCTTTGTGTAAACTCGTGTATTTGTAAAATAAAGGTTTGTTCCTTCTGCAAGGTTAGTTGTTGTGTTAGCCTCTAAAACCCTTTCTCCTATATTTGCAAGATTGGTTCTCTTTGTGAGGTTTTCAGAATAATCGACAATGGGAATACTATCCTGGTTTACATCGATAGTTCCAATCGGTTCAAGTTGTGAGATTTTCTGATTACCCATAATAACTTACTATTCGCCCTCCTTGTTCTAATTGTAAAAAGTCGTTACTCTCAGTCATAAGAAAGAAAGCAGATAAAGCGTCAACATCATAAATCTCTTTAGTCAGATCAACTTGCCTTTCAAAGCCTATGCTTCTTTGCGTAACAAAGATTTCTTTATCAAGGTTTACTTGATGCTCTTTGCCAATTGGTCTTTCTGATATGTAAATCTTCTTACTCAACTACGTAAAATAATTCTTCGTTAATTAATGGTAACACTTTAAATATCCCTGTTTCCACTACTTCGTCAGCGTTGTTTGGGTTGGTATTATTCGGAGAAATCTGAGCATAAATAGTGTAAAGATGCTCTCCAACGTCTAAAGTAGTTGCATCTGTATCTCCTTCAGTAAATTCAAACTTGTTGTAACGCTCTTTAAAATTTGAAGTATCTGGTAAGATGAAGTTTTTAAAAGTATCTGTTTGACGAGATTTTAAACTGAATAAATAAGTAGGATTGGAGATTGTTGTTTTCTCGGTCAAAGTCAAGTAAAAGTCTTTGGTATCTTGCTTAGTTATATGCAGCATCTATAAGTAAATAACTTTTTTGTAAAATTGGCAAATAAAAAAGGGTGACCGAAGCCACCCCTTTAATAAAGAAACTATGAAACTTAAATACCGAGAGCAGTTACAACAGAAGCCTGTAATTTATAGGGACTTTCAGACTCAATAGCACTAAGTGTGAAATTATAGCCATAATTGTCACCCATTGCAGTTCCTGTTTCGGAAGTCATAGCAGTAATGTCGCAACCGTATTCTTTTCCAACCAACCAGTAAGTACTATTGTTATCTTCTACAATGCAGAATACTCTGTTCTGAGAAAGTAACTTTAATTCGTTACGCTTAGTAGTAGCAAGTTTTCTCAAACGAGCCACAACATCAGTTTGGTTAAATACAGTTCCGTTTTCTTGTGAGACGTTAGTAGTGGTAGTCATAGAACCCACACCCTTAGGCATTTCGTATGTGTATACGCTGCCTGAAGCAATGGTGGTTGCTGTAACCTCTCCACCACTTACGGTAAATCCTGTTGCTGCAAAGTTAATCAAATGGATGGCTTTTACACCTCCTACTGAGTCCTTACAGTCTAATACAAATCCCGAAGTTAGAGAGCAGCTCATATTCTATGATTAAGCTAATTTAAACTGAACGATTTGATCAGGGAATGCGAACTGAACACCATACTTCATGGTAGCACGGAAACGAACTTCATCGTTATCTTGGCTGTACCAGAATCTGTAGTCTTCCTCTTCGTTAGCAAGGTCAGTACCTACAAAGAAGTTAACCAAACGACCTAAGAACATTCTGTTAGTTCCGTTCAATCCACCTACTGCAATCATTTTTACATTGGTAGCAGGAATCATGATTTCCATTCCGTCGCTATCAGCAGCGTAGTGGAACAAGTTGTTATTTCTAAGAGCAGTAGTGTACTTCTTGAAAGTATCTATTCCTACCCACAAAACGATGTCAGAAGCGTCAGAGATATCAGCAGGGATAACGTTGTAGATGTTGTCAATCAAGTCGTCTACGTTTGCAACTGTGATAGAAGTTGCAGAAGAAGTGTTACCAGCAACAGTAGAAGCAGAAGCAGCGTCAATCAACTTAACGAAACCGTCAAACTTATTAGTGTTAGGGTTAGTGTTGGTTGTTGCTGTGTCACCTTGCCACATTGCGATTTCTAACAAT